GCGGCCTCTTGCAGCCTGCGAATCGCCGAGGCGGCTTCGATGCCCGCCGGGCGCTGACCCTGAGAGACATCCTGCACGCCCGAGACCGTGTCCATGACGCGGCTATCGGTGAGCTGGATGTTCACAAGCGAGTCGATCGGAGCGCGGAACTCGAGGTATTTCAACTCCGAGCCGCGCGAGATGCGGAGGATTTCACCGCCCGCAACGGTGCCCTTGTCGGCCGAGAGGCCGGAGTCGCGATTCGTCACCACGGGCGGGTTCATGGCGAGTTCGATCGCGCGCGAGATGAGTGCGGAGCGCCGGTTGTCGCGGCGCTGGAGCGGGATCACGTTGTCCTGCTCGCCCACCGAGTAGAACCGATCGGTGCGGCGGTAGTCGAAATCAAACACCAGCGGGTGCCCGTCGAAGCAGTCGTCGATGGCCTGGTTGTCTAGGATCACCCCCTCGGCGGTCATGGTGACGAGCCGCCAGCCAGAGGCGCAGCATGGTTCCGTGTCCTTGTGGTGCATCCCGGGGGTCACGCTCTGGAGGTCCGCCGACGTTTCCTCCCCGACGTAGGTGACTTCGCGAACGAAGTCGTCCTTGTGGACAAGCTGGAGCAGCATGGTGGTCCTGGCGCCCGGGTTGACCTCCCCGGTACTGACGAGCGAGGCACTTCCGGCCGGCGTGGATTCGCCCTCCTTGTGGAACGGCAGGGCCGATGAGAGCAGGGCGGAGCTTTCGTAGCGGTGGCTGTCGTCGAGGTAGTCCTGCCACGGCTTCACGATCACGTCGTAGGAGGGGGACGCCATGCCGTCGGACTTGATGAAGCGCGCCATCTTGGGGTATGTGGCGCGCAGCTTCATGGTCGACACCGCCGTGGCGAGGAAGAAATACTCGCACTCGTCCTCGTTCCGCCCCGTCGGGTCGGGGTAGACATCGAACACCGAGGCGCACTTCACGTATGGCATCCCGGTCTTGAAGTCGAGCGAGATGATCCAGCAGTTCCAGCCGTAGATGCACTTGTCGCGGGCGCCGAGCCACACGTTCACGTCCCACTTGCCGACATCCATGAGCCAGTTAGCGGCCTCGGCGAGTTTGTCGATGTGGTCGTTGGTCATCCCGGCGCGCCGCGGCACGATTTCCGGCCGCGGGCGCGTCTCGGTCAGGGCCGGCACTACCGTCTCGACCACGGAGAAACAGTAGTTGGCGACCGGATTGACCCGGTTCTGCCAGACGTTCGTGTAGTGGAACCCGTCGTAGTAGAGCGAGCACATCTTGAGCCGTTCGATCTCGGCGCGTTTCGCCTCGAACGCTTCGCGCCAGAGCACGCCGACGTAGTCGCGCAGCTCGGTCGCGGTCATCGTATCGAATGGGCTCTTGCTCGGGCCCGGGATGCGCTCTTGGGAGACGAGTTCGCGCCCGTCCTCGAAGCTGAACGTCGGGAGCGAGGGCCCGGGCCTCATCGCCTGGCTCCGGCGAGCGACTTCTCGTGACCGTACTGGAGGCGGTCGCGTGTTTCTCGATCGGGCTCGAAGTCCTCGCAGCCGTGCTGGCGCTGGAGGTTTTTCAGTTGCACGCGGCTGTGGACCTCGTGCCCGAAGGCGCTATTGAAATGCGGCGGAATGTCGGGCGTCACTTTGAACGAGAAGGCCCGCCGCGCACGACCACGGCAGCGCGAGCACTGGATCGACCTAGGGTGGCGGTCGTTCATCGCGTAGAGCTTGTCGGTCGAGTGCCCAAACCGGCAGCGATATTCATAAAACGGCATCAGCGTTCCCCCAAGAGCAGGCGTCGGAACATGCGCTGAACCGGGTGGACCCTCGGGACGTTCGCGAGGTCGGCGACCCGCTGATGGTAGATGCGGGCGGCGGCAACGGGGCCACGGACGATGAGGCAGTCGGCGTGGCAGGGCAGTTCGGGGGCCATCGTGCCGGCCTTAGAGAAGGTCATGCGTTGGGCCGGGATGGCGATGGCGGACCCACACAGGAAGCACTCCTCGCCGAGGATGTGTTCCAGGGTTCCCGGTTCGGCTCGGCCCATCCGTGGACCTCCTAGCGCAGATTCTCCAACCCCAGCGCTTCGCGACTCATCTTTTCACGGAACCGCCGCTCCAGCAAGCGCTCCATCTCGTCGGCGGTCATTCCGAGTTCTATCAGGATCCTCTCCCCGCCTTCAACGTCCCGCTCTTTGGCCATCGCGTACTGGAAGGCGGCCGACTCCACGACCTCCTCTGGCAGCGGCTCCAGCGGGGCCTCCTCACTGCCACGGTGCGCGAACAGGGCGAGAGCGAAGGCGATGCAGGTGTCGATGTAGTGGCCAGGCTGCGGCAGGATTCGAGTGGCGGCCTGCATGTTCGCCGCCTCGGGTTTGATGTAGACGGCGGTGGACATCTCTCCGATCAGGGTGGGCGAGAACAGCCGGTGGGTCGGCTTGCCGGCGTGGAGCTCAACCTTCTCTCGCGCGAACTTGCGGAAGGTGTTGAAGATTGCGTGCTTGTTCTTGTTGGTCTCCAAGAACCCGGGCTTCTGCGTCACCTTCTCGGCAACACTGCTCTCGTCGACGTTGCGGAAGTAGATGTTCGGGTAATCCATCCGCATCAGCGTCGAGTGGAACAGGATGCCGTGGTTGTTCGCCTCGTGGATGATGAGTGCGGTGTTGTAGTACCAGCCCAGCCAGGCGGCGTACTCGGCCATCAAGTCCGGGGGCACGCGGCCGTGCCATTCCGCGACCTGACAGAGGGTCATCTGGTCCAAGACCTCGAGCGGGGTCGGCGTCGACCCGGAATCCCCCTCGGAAGGATCGGCTCCGATCACGTACAGGTGGCGTGGTTTGGGGTGCTCGTTGATCCAGAGCCGGCCGCGATCGTTGAGTTCGATGACCGCCTTTTTCTCGGCCGCATCCCACGAAATCTCGCACTTGGGCGGGAGCACCGAATCGGGCACTTCGGGAGGGACCTGCGACTGGTAGTACGACATCGCCCGGCGATCGAAAATCGGGCGGCCCGACAGGAGGAAGGCGTCTTTCCATGTGGTCGGGTACTCGACATTGAAGGTGTCCTCGTGGCCGTTGCAGTTGGTGTCCATGCACCAGCGGCGCCATGCGATCTGGTCCAAAGTGATGTTGAATCGCAGCGCCAGCACCCGCTCTTCTGGCGTCAGGTCGGTCTCCTTGAACTCGGCTTTCATCCGGTACTCGTCGTGCTTGTACCAGGGAATGAAAATCGGCACGAATCCGGTGGCATAGGCCACCTCCTGCGCCGTCTTTTTGTCTCTCAGCCGATTGATCGCCTTGAGCCAGATCGAGTGGAAGGCGTTACCGACACCGTTCGCAGTGGACTCGATCAGCACCAGCGAGTTCACGCTCCGGCTCACCGTCTGCATCACCGCGCGCAGCGTGTCGTGGTCGTACTGGTAATAGCCCAATTCGCTCAAGTGGACCGATTGGGCGGTGTGCCCGCGCGATCCTTCGCCTGCGACCTCGACCTGGATGCGCGAGTCGTTGTGCGAGAAGTGAAGTTCGTTCACGTTCTCAAACTTCATCTTCGTCAACTGGAGTTCGAGCGGCAGATTGGCGAGGAACCGCTTGGTCATGCGAAGGATCGCCCGCGCCGAGCGGACGTTGTGAGCCGTGACCAGGGCGTTGCGGTTCTCCCACAGGTGGCAGTCCCGGAAGAGGATCGCCTCGGCCAGCGTGGACACCCCGACTTGTCGAGATTTCAGCACGATGACGCGCGGGGCGATGCCCTGCTGGCGCAGATTGGCGATCGTGTTCACTATGACCCGCTGGGTGTGGTTCAGCCGCAGCGGGACCAGGTTGCCGTCCTTGTCGGCGATCTTGAGACAGTGCTCCGAGTACCAGCGGAAGTGGGTGCGTAGGAACTCGGGGTCGTAGCTGCCGTTGAGCAGCTCCTTCCCTTCGACGGTCGGCTCTGGAACCCGGTCGGGGTCGGAATCGAGGATGGGTGGCGGGAGTTGCTTGGCGAGCTTGGCGGGCCGCTTTCTGCTCGTGAGCCAGCCTGATGGCTTCTTACGCTTGGGGCGGGCGGGGTGCGGCTTGCCCACGGATCTAGGTCTCGATCAGTGG